TTTATAAGACTAAAGGGGGAAAATGTGTGAAAGGGGGGTCAGGGGGCGCTGAGGCGGCCTAGCCCTACAGCGTCTGGCCAGTCCCTAGATGAGAATGATTATCATTAGCATACACATGCACCATCATAGTGCGTGGCTTACCTAAGCCATTCCTAACTTCCTTAAATGTATATTTAAGTCAGTTACAATGTAGTTAGGTATAAGTCTATACCAATCATGCACCAACATGGTGCGCTACTCGATGAAGTCCTCACGTGCTAGAGGCGGGAGTAGTTCCCCTTCCACTTCACGTGTTGGTAGTGCTGGTGTCTCCACAGCCTGAGATACCAAGCGTATCGTAACCTCTTGATTACCTTGGCCTTTCTCTCCTTCTGTCCCATTGATAGCCTCCTCGGCTAGCGACTGGGGTATCAGCCGGGCGACCAGACCTGCCAGTACCTCGGGCTTAGTGGACGCTAGGTGCTCCATGATCTCTTCACCACGGGCCTTCCACAGCTTCTCCATCGTGGCTATCACCTGCTGGTTTAGCTTGTCTTTGCTACCCTTTGGCCTGCCTCCACCCTTCCATCCAGCCACAAATTGACCGGACACTGGATCACGTCCCTCCACCTGTTTAATGGCCATTTCTTGTGGAGTTTCTGTTACATCTAGACTGTCCAATTCATCAGTCATATCAGTTGACCACCGGCATCTTTTGTGCTAACGAATACATGAAGTAAGCGCCACCACTCATGGTGACTAAGGCAGACAAGATGATCACAACTTCGAGCCAGTCATTACCTATGCGATCACCCAAGTGATCATGCCGCTTTGGCACGCCTTGTTCTCTTCTGCTTTGGCTTGGGTTCTTCATCATCCATCTCCTCTAGCTTAGACTCTACATCCTTGAGAGCCATTCGTATGGTGTGCGTCAGTATGATGCCATACCTGATTAGTCTGTTCGGAACACGTATGCGATCCATGCTCACCTCCACAATATTGTTTGTTGTGCGACGCAGTAACCATCGACCTTCTCCCGGTCATCGATGCGTACTGATATCTTGCGCTTGAGCAACATGCTCATGGTTGCTTGGTCGAGAGACTCTCTGGCATTCATTGTCATGCCGTACTTGCCATCACAATCGAGTGACAGCCACCAACCTTTAGGTGCGCCCTTCTTGCAGTCCAGAGCATTATTCATGTTGTTGACTAGGATCATGCAGGCTCCGAATGATTCACCACTAAGCACGGCCAGCACGTCAGTCCTGTACTCACGTGTAGTAGCGCCCACAGGCGCGATCATCAGTATCAACCAGACACACGCTAAGGCGATGCCTAGATCAACTAGTGAAGTGTTTGTCAACCGTGTCAATAATAGCTTCATATTCGCTTATCTTTAGGAGGAGGTCTTCGATGTCTCTATGCCAACCAGTATGGTTTGGCACAAAGATGGGATGATTGATGGCCATCTCAACTTCTTCCTTGGCCATTGCGATCTCGGCACGAGCGTGCTCTTTGAGAGTGTAGAGGCGTGACTGCTTCTGAGGTGACATTGGCATTCCTTGCGTAAGTCTACATACACTTATCCCACGTCATCTTTTGAATGCCGTTTGGGATACAAAAGCACTAATTATTCAAGCGTTCCGGTCGTGTATTACTACCTTGACTACCTTTAGCTAGTCATGCTAGTGACTGGCGCTTACGTCATGGGGACGACGCGCTGATGGGATGATGTTCGATAGTTATCTCATCGCTTATGTGTCTATTATCCCACGTCATCTTTCTGAAGCCGTTCTTGTTTCATCAAAACATGCGTTCTGGGCTAAATTAAATGTCTTGACTTCTGAGAAACGGCTTAGGTAAGCCATTCTGGCCAGGAATTGGCCCTAATTTATTGTTGACCACACCATCCCTATATAGCATAATGTCCTTGTTGTCGGGGAGGTAAGCACGGCAACGAACGGGGGCCGGAGAGCACGGCCCCACGGTAACGGGACAGCGCGGTGGCGGATCCCGAGATCGATATCCCGCCGGAGGGACTCACGAAACCGGATCGCTCGCCAACATTGTCTGAAGTTTGCAACTTACTTTACTGATGAGGCCACGCAGGCCGAAACAATGGAGAAACACTATGACGACCGAATTGCTGGCAACCCTACGCAACGACAACGACGGGCTTGAGGCGCTGATCATGGAAGGCAACGACAGGTTCAACTACCGCGTCGTCCTGCGAGACAGCGACGCTGACGCGACCATCATCGTTCAGTTCCGACACAACTACTTCGAGTGCGACGACATCGCACGAGAGTTCCTGCTTAACGAAATCACCCACATCAACGGAGAGACACTATGAGCAAGCACACACACCGAGGTCACTGTCAGGTCTGCGGAGCACAGCAGGCAGTCAACAACAAGACCGGGATGATGGCCAAGCATGGCTACACGGTCGAGAGCGGATGGTTTGAGGGCGAGTGCCCCGGCAGTCACAACCTGCCGCTGGAAGTTGAGCGCACGATGACCGACAACATCATCGAAGACCTGACGCGTTCTGCTGACCGGATCCAAAAGCAGGCGGACAACATCATCATCGTCGTCCCCTACCACTACACGGTCCGCACCGGCAACTATGGTAGCGAGAAGCGCACGGTCAACATCATGGAGGACACTCTTGAGTCCACCTTCGCTGACCTCGGCAAGCGCGTCTACAGCGTCAAGGCGCAATGGGACGACATGGTCGAGCAGTATCGCTGGAAGCTGAAGGGTCAGGTACGGTTCCTTCGCGCTCACTGCGAAATGATGGCCAAGCTGATCGACAAGCGCCACGGCAACGACCTCGTCGCTGTCGAGCGCATCGAGCGACAGTCTAAGGGCTTCGCTGACCGGCTTGAGGCCAAGGCATGGCTCGACGGCCTGAAGGCTGAGGGCTGGACTGGACGCATCGTCACCGACATGTACAAGGGCATCGGCCAAGTCGGCCGCTACAACGCACAAGCGAGGAGAACAGCATGAGCATCACTAAGCATCTGGACAACGAGATCAAACTGATCGGGCAGGAGGCGCAAGCACTCCGGGATGAGGGCCGCAACGAGGAGGCTGACGCACTGTACGCAATGTGCGACCGACTCCGGTCCGTCTCGATCCGAACTGCAACCCAAGCCTGCGAGGAGCGCATACAGCGACACAAGCGTATGCAGGCCAAGCTGGACACATTCGCCAAAGAGGAGGCATTCGCATGATCGTACACCACACACCCGAGCAACTCGTTAACGGCCCCAAGGGCCACGTGCCGCTGATCAAGGTGACGCTACACTGCACCAGCACCGAGGAGGCCGCCTACATCGCTGAGACCATGAGGATGGTCAACGACAACTACGCGCCTGATGTCTACGAGAGCGAGCACGTCGTCGTCTGCTACGCCCGACCGCCCAGCTACTGGGAGCATGACTTTAGATCCACGGGGGGTGCGCTATGACCCCCATTGACATTTTCGTCACGCTGTGCTTGCTGGTGATCATTTATGGTCGAATTTAATTTCACTTTTTTTTAATTATTTTCGGAATAGGGGGAATAAAACACGGACCTGAAGCGTCATTATAGTGTAAGACGGCGGGATTGACGCCCCGCCAGCCACCGAGAGCAGGTGGCGACGGTTTGGAGACCAAGGGGCGGCGGCCCGGTCACCGGATCGAGATCCCCACCGGGGGGACGCGCAAAGCCGGGATGCTCGCCAATATCGTCTGATTGAAACCATCACTGATGACGCCGAATGGAGGCAGAAACGATATGAAAACATTACCCATGTACTACACCACTAGCGGCACCGACGTTGACGCTTACACCCTGCCCGAGTTACGTGAGGGTAAGGTCTACGACCTTCTCAAGGAAGCTGAGGAGATCATGTACGACGCTTGGAGGGCTAACGGCCGGGAGGACGCAGGTTCATGTGTCTTAGGCGCTGGGATCGAGGTCTGGCACGTTAAGCCACGCGCCCGGATCGCAAAGCCGCTTGTCGTCATCCGACAGGTTGCACAGGGCAACGTGAGTTCACACGCGGCGGCACAGCCCGCCATCGAGTTTCTGCGAGAGCAGGGCATCAACGCACGCTGGAACGACGGCCGACTTGACTAAGGAGAGTTAGCATGACCTACACCTACCGCAAGGTTCTCAATCGGGGCTTCACGCCCTGCTGGTACGACACCGACAACGGCACACGCGTCGCGTGGATCGAAAAGGAAGGACGCAAGTGGATGACAGTCCGCTTCGCAACGGGCGAGCGTAAGCGCAAGCCCCTGAGCGAAAAGCGTTACATGACCCCATTCAAATCTAAGCGAGGTTAAGTTATGGAAATTCAAGACGCGCACATGTCCTTAGAGTGGCTCCATAAGCAGCGTTCACATGGGCACTGCCCAGTATCGCCACCCTGCCTACCACGATGAGCGCAATTGCACGGTACGCGCCCTACGGGACGCTCTCGGCATCCACATCATCGATGCCTACGTGCTCATGCGTGAGCAGGGCCGGGTTCACGGTCGCGGCGTTTACCCGCCCACCACCACCCGGTACTACCGCAACATCGCGGCAGAGCGTGGCTATCAGTACAGCGAGTTACGCGGGCTTGACGCCCACCGTGACTACGGTAAAACGATAGTCACCGCCCAGCGGGCACTGGCTCACCACCAGCGCGTGGTATTCAGCGTGCGCGGGCATGTAATAGGTTTTCATCAGGGCCAGTCAAGCGACTGGGCTGACGGCCGACGACACCACATTCGTGGCGCTCACATCTTTCGACAACAAGCCGCGTAAGCGGCTCAGGAGATTCAAATGATTTTGACCACACGAGAGCAAGCAATCAACTTCGGCATCTACGCCATCGAGAATGACAGGGTTCTCGAAGGGCTTCACCACGATGCCTTGATCGGCGAGTTGATGCACTCAATTCGCTTGGTCTTCGGAGGCTACACCTTCGAGGCTGATGACCTCTGGGCAATCGCCGAGGTCGCGGTTCAACACTTCAACGAGGCAGAGTGATATGAGTAACGTAGTAGACATCAAGACCGGGCAGAAACAGTCTGCCCTGACCAACGCCGAGCAGGTAGCAATTGTTCGGGACATGTTCGAGGAACTAATAATCTTCATTCAGACCGAGTGCCCCACCCTGCCAGACATGGGCATCGACGCGACATTCGATGCGGTACTCGGATACATTGACGATCATGATGCGAGGTAGACATGAACAAGCGAAGCAACCCGGTGGCCAAACACGCGGCCACCTTTAACAAGGCCCACGTGATGCGCGACCGAAAGAAGGACGCCAAGCGTGGATACAGTAAGCACAAAGGTAACGAGCGCAAATAGTAGTGAGGCAACCGCCTCGACGAATCATTAATCGATAAGGAAATCTTTATGAAAAGCAAAACTTACCTTAACCACCACAAGCCCCCGGTCATCGATAGCTGGCACTATGTCAAAGCCGGTGCCGGTGCCTACGTCGAGCAAACAACGGGCGCGGATGAGATGCACCTGTCCGGCGCTATGCACGACATGTCCGGGATGGACCCAATGGAACTGATGATCAAGTTCGAGGAGTATGAGGACATCGAATGCGACGAGGAGTGGGTAATATGAGTAAGCGCGATCACAACTGGTGGAGCAAGTCGTCGGTCATGGAGGTGGCCAGCCTGTTCAGCACCATTAAGGACTTCCGCAGGACTTACGTCGGTGCCTACGCCTACGCCAAGAAGCACGGGTTCCTCGAAGAGGTTACGTACCACATGAACCTGTCCGACGACCCGGTCGAGTTGCTGGAGCAAATGTCACGAGACCTCGGCGCGTCGCGTCGCCACTTCATGACTGCCCACAACTGTCGCCGTCTCGGTGACCCAAGCAACTCAGGACTGGACGACGTTCCCGAGGATCAGCGCGGCACTGGCAACTACCTAGACCATGACATAGGTCACTGGGAGCAGTGCGGTGAGGAGGCCGAGGAGCGAGCGCTCAGGCGCATGTACGGGCTAAACTTACGAGGCACACCCGAGCAGATTGCTAAGGGCTGGGCCATGTTTGAGCAACACCAAGTGTGGGGTCGTCAGGGAATGGCACCACGAAACTCATCTGGGACATCTACTAACACAAAGGGAGAGTAACAATGCAGGGAAGCAATTACGCACCACCAAGGGCCACCATGTTCGGCCTTCAGGACGCAGTCGATTTTCTCACCGATCTCGATTACGACACATCTGGTCTTGGCAATTCTGAGATCTTTCAGCTACTGGAGGAGGTCTTGGACGGCCTCAAGGAAAATGAAGAGGACATGGTCTGAGCCATGTTTGATGATGATGATCTTTTAGAGGATCTTGGTTTAGACAAATTCCTCGACCCCAGAGATCTAGTAGACCCAGCGATTGAACGCCGCAATAACCCCATCAAGGGTATCGACGCTCCTTGGTCGAAATTACGCGGCCTCTTTGATATTCACAAGCAGGGGGTCACTCTACTAGGAGGGTACAGCGGCCACTCTAAATCCAGTGTGGCCAATCAGTGGTGTGTCCACGCAGTTTCCACCGGGCACAAAGTCTGCATCGCTTCGCTTGAACTTACGACGGACAGTCTATTCGAGATGCTAGCGGGCCAGTCTGCGTGTATGCAGGAGCCACACGAGCCATACCTGCGTCGCTTCGGCGACTACTGTCAGGACAGGCTGTTTGTGGTCAACCACCACGATGTGATGCAACCTCATGAAGTCATTCGCCTCATACAGGACGCGAAGCAGTTACTAGGTTGCGACATGTTCGTGCTGGACTGCCTGTTTCAAGTGGACACGGGCGGCGAACTGGAACACGAGAAGCGATTCATGCAACAGCTTGCAGTCACGGCTCGTGATTACGACATCGCAATATTAGTTTGCCACCACATGAGAAAAAGCCAAGGCCCGGAGGGCGAGAAGCGCGTGCCTAACAAGCATGACTTCATCGGTAGTAGTCACCTGACTAACGCCGCCGCCGGGGTTTTGATTCTCTGGGAAGACAAAGCCAAGTCAGCACAGCGCAACAACGGAAACGAGGTCGATGATGACAAGCCAGACTTCGTGCTCGCTGTTGCCAAGAATCGGTTCGGCCCCTATGAGGGCCAAATCGGATTGTACAAACACCCTAATGCCCGCCTGCTGTGCAACAGCCGGGGGCGTCAATACCGCCCAGTAAATTTGGAGGATACGCCGTGGTTGTCTACAGGGTCAGCCAAGGAAGTCACACTCGATGGTTCACTGATGAGGGAGACGCAAAAGAATATGCCCGAGTTCGGTACGACATCGAGCTAGACGGGATTCCGTTTGTCGCGGAACTCGATCACCGCGAACTGATGGTTCGCTTAAACGAACTCGAAGCACGAAGCGCCGGAGAGAACAACTCGGCAACATAAACTTTCAACAACGGAGGCAAGTACAATTGACCAAGAAGCTAAATGATTTTCAGACCCTGATTCATCAAAGCCGGTACGCACGGTACTTGGATGATACGGACGGAGGCAGGCGCGAGTTATGGCCTGAAACAATTGAGCGTTACCTGACGCACTTCAAGGATGAGGGAAAGCTAACTGAGAAACAGATTGAGGATGAAGGAATAAGGAACGCACTGCTGAACATGGACGTGTTCCCGAGCATGAGAGCACTGTGGTCGGCGGGCGCGGCACTGAAGCGTGACAACGCCGCAGGTTTCAATTGCTGTTATACAATTCCAGACGCGAGCGCAAGAATCTGGGATGAATGCTTCTTCTTGCTTTTGAACGGATGTGGGGTCGGCTATTCTGTAGAGCGACAATACGTCAACCAGTTACCCGAGGTGCCAGAGGACATGGTCCCATGCGACACGGTCATCATGGTCGCGGACAGTAAGGTAGGATGGGCGAGCGCATTGCGGCAACTGGTAACACTGCTTTACTCTGGTCACATCCCAACGTGGAACGTCAGCAAGGTTAGACCAAACGGTGCCCGTCTCAAAACTTTTGGCGGGAGGGCCAGCGGCCCGCAACCATTAGTCGATCTGTTTGAGTTCTTCGTTCAGACCTTTAAGGCCAGTGCCGGATCTCGCTTATCCAGCATTCAGGTACACGACCTATTGTGCTCAGTCGGGGCCGCCGTGGTAGTTGGTGGCACGCGCCGTTCAGCAATGATATCGCTTTCTAATGTCTCGGATGATCGCATGCGCGTAGCAAAGTCAGGTGCATGGTATGACCATCATGGGTATCGTGCTCTCGCTAACAACTCGGCAGTGTATGACGGTCGGCCAGAGTTTCACGTGCTACAACAGGAACTCAAAGCGCTCTACGATAGTTACAGCGGCGAGCGTGGACTGATGAATCGTGGTGGCGCTCAGAAAAAAGTTGCGGCATACGGCAAGCGTGATCCTGATCACGATTTCGGAGTTAACCCGTGCGCTGAAATTTTGCTTAGGCCACATCAAATGTGCAACCTGTCAGAACTAAAAGTGACGGCAACAGATACACTAGCTACCCTGAAAACGAAAGGCCCGGCTGTGTGCAATCTTGGGAACGATCCAAGCATCGCAAACCGATTTTCGCTACCTTCGCAAGGTGTGGAAAAACAACTGTGATGAAGAAGCGCTCCTCGGAGTCTCGATGACTTCTGTGTGCTCGCACCCAGTGATGTCTGGTACGGAGGGAGAGGAGAAGCTAGGCAAGTGGTTGCGCGAACTGCGAAGCGTAGTCGAGGAGACTAACGAGGAGTGGGCCGCGAAGATCGGGATCAACCCTTCAGCTAGTGTGACCACATGTAAGCCCAGCGGCACGGTCTCACAATTGGCCGGGTCAGTACCTTCGGGAATTCACCCCGCGTTCAGTCGGCACTATATCCGCCGGATAAGACAATCGCTAAACGATCCACTTACCAGCTTCCTTATTGACCAAGGTGTCCCGTATGAGCCGTGCGTCATGCAACCGGGGAGCACGGTGGTGTTCGACTTCGTTGTCGAGTCCGCACCAGAGGCGCTGACTGTTGCTGACGTTGGAACGCTTGATCAGCTAAAGCTGGCGAAGTGCTACGGCGACAACTGGGCAACTCACACGGTGTCATGCACTGCGTACTACACTGATGACTCATGGTATGACGCGTGCTCATTTATCTGGGAGAACTTCTCATCAATTGTGGGCATGAGTTTCCTACCCTACGATGGCGGCAGTTATAAGCAAGCGCCGTATGAAGAGATAGACCAAGCCGACTACGACATCCTGAAGCAAGCGATGCCTAAGATCGACTGGTCTAAACTTCCAAGCTACGAGAATGGTGACACAACACTGGGCGCTCAGACTGCGGCCTGTGTCGGTGACGCCTGCGAGTTATGAGTAACAAGTCTTGGTGGGATGCTGAACACCCGCCAAGGGTTTTCGCCCTAGCACTCTTAGAGATGCAGGGCGATGCTCCCAGACAGCAAGCATTTATGACCACTCACGTTCCCGAGCACCTTCGGGAACTAACTCGAACGCATTACAAAAACGCACTCGCATTAGGAAAGGGCGATGAAGAAAGATAACTTGAGAGATCAGATAGCCAAGGAAGTCGAGCAATTCTTACGGGAGGGTAAGCGCATTGAGAAGCTACCCACGGAAAGGATCTGCCCGGAAGGCATGGAGTGGATCGCGGAGCGCGGCATGGACTACACCACTTGGGATCAACCGGGATCGCCAGAGTGGGAGCAGAGCCGTGAGCCTGATCCAGAGGAGGAAGAATTTCATGGATGAAGATATAGGAGAGATCGAAATGTTAACTGACTTTGATGAAGCCCTGCTGGGCTGTGTCTATTCAGAGGACGGCACACCCTGTAGCCTGTTACTCAAGCGAGGTCGTAATGAAACGACTCGTGCAGGAAGGCTATGAGGAAAGCGAAGCGCTCGATTACGTGGAAGAGATGACCACCGGAATGAAACTGGTGTGGATTCACCCAATCGAATTTGAGCCAGAGTTCTCACCAACCAAGTCACCACATCTTAGGCTGGTGCACTGATGGCCTTCCGGGGTATTAAGCGTCTCACGGCAGACAAGCACATGAGTGACGCGCTACGTAAAAAGGCTGGCTTCATTTGCCAGCTTACCGGCAAGGACTATAGCGACAGACCGCAAGGTCTACAGCTATCTCATTTTATCGGGAGAGGAAATTGGAGCGTGCGCTTCGATCCTAAAAACGTACTCATACTATCTGCATGGGCACACAAGGAAATGGAATCCCACCCGGTAAATCACATAGCGCTGTGGCGCGAAATTCATGGAGGAATTTATGGCAGATCTGAAAGCGACGCTGAACTCAATGCGCTTCTGGCGCGATCAACCTGCACCGACAGAGCCAAGTACGCCAGAGCCAACCACGCCAGTATCGGCAAGCACTACCTCGCCATCAGTAAAGAAATCGACACACTCACGGAAGAGGAACTCGAACAATATGAAATCCACCCACCAGTCTACAGAGAAAGAGCGACGCTCATCGCCTAGAGGCAAGCGCATCATGGTGATACCGGACACGCAGGTGAAGCCGGGCGTTAACACTGACCACCTAGAGTGGGCAGGAAAATATGCGACGAAGATGAAACCTGACGTTATCGTCCACCTCGGAGATCACGCAGACTTCCCCTCACTATCCACGTGGGACAAAAAGGGCGGCAAGCAAATGGAAGGTAAGCGCATCATGGCTGACTTCGATGCCGCTAACGCCGCGTGGGCCAGACTCAACGCGCCAATCGATAAAGAGATAGCGCGACTGAAGAAGGGGAAGCGCAAGTCATGGGATCCTCGCAAGGTGATCACGCTCGGGAACCATGAGGACAGGCTGACACGATTCATAGCTTCTGACGTTGCATGGGAGGGCGTTATAGATTTGGACATGCTCGACTATGAGCGCTCAGGCTGGGAGGTCTACCCGTTCCTGCAAGCTGTCGAGATCGAGGGCATTGCGTTCGTACACTATGTGACTTCAGGCGTGATGGGCCGGTCGATCACTAGCGCACGGGCCGGGCTGACGAAGCGACACCAGTCGTTCGTGCAAGGTCACGTTCAGACTCGTGACATAGCGGAGACCAGCGACGTTCTCGGCAGGCGCAAGATTGGCTTGATGGCAGGTATATTTTATAGCCATCCTGAAGAGTACTTAACCAGTCAAACGGGTACGGACACCACGTGGTCGGGAGTGTGGATGCTCCACGATTGCGACGGGACTGGTCAGTTTGATTACATGCCTGTGTCGTATGCCTATCTGGAGGATAAGTATGGGGGTTGAAATACAACTGACCACCTCCGAGATGCTCCTCGGGGCACAGGCAGGTGCCCTGCGGCAGATCGAGAATCTAAGGGACGACGGATCTAAACCGACTCATGGTTTAGAGAACAACGAAAAGGATTGGCAGTTGCATATCGAAGGCGTGCTCAAGGAGCAGGCCGTCGCCAAACACCTTAATCGTTATTTCAGCGGGAAGGGGAAGAGGGGAGGGGTGGACGTTCATGACGTGGACGTGCGTAGCACAGAGCACCTTGACGGTTGTCTGATCGTTCACAAGTCCGACCCGGACGACAGATTCTTCTATCTCGTTACCGGGGTCAACGGCACCTATAAAATACACGGTGGGATGTACGCTCGCGAAGCGAAGCAGGAAGAATTCTGGCGAGGTAAGATACCCCGGCCAGCCTTTTTTGTGCCTCAAGCGTCGCTGTATTTACCTAAAGATGACTTGGGATACATAAGTGCCAAGGAGGTTTAAGCATGGAAAAAGAATGGGTTATGGAAGACCGGAGCCGCGACATGTGGGCGATAGTGAACGACGTTTCTCGTGTAGAAGAGATACCGATCAGTTCTATCGTTTCGCTTTGTGAGGATCACGGGATAGAGATTCAAGCCTTCGTCGAGAAGTGGGAAGTACTACTCGATGAGAGCCACGAAGTTATCAACAGAGCGGAGGATTTAATGTGAGATATAACGCGACGCTGTATTTCAACAACAAGCAGTCAGCGCTGGACGCTGGTTACTGTGACGCGATGATGGTAGATGACGATGAGCCGGAGGGTGGCTACTTCACGGTGATCACCTTCTTCGCTGACGGCTACGAGGTCGAGCAGGACAACGACTTGTTCGAGGTGGCCGTATGAGTGTGAACGATTCAAACGCAACAGACTGGGATAACATGGCGGGTCGGTTCTACGATAACCGGCCATTTCCTGCTGACGTTAAGAAGGAGGAGGCTCATGACCCGGTCAACAAGCCACAGCACTATCGGGTCGGTGAGGTCGAGGCTATCGACTACATCGCCCAGCAACTAGGGTCTGGCGTTAAAGATTATTTGCTAGGGAATATCCACAAATATCTTCATCGCCATAGGTTCAAAGGTGGTCTGCAAGACCTCCGCAAAGCAGAGTGGTACTTACAGAGACTTTTGATCGAAGAGCAAGGGGGATAAATGGATAAAGTTAATCGTTACATCAAACTGTCGCGCAAAGACGTTAGCGCAGGCATAGAGCAAAAAGGAGGGTTGTCCTATATCAGTTGGGCCTACGCATGGAACGCTTTAGCGGAGGAGTATCCCGACAGCACCTATTACTTCGGTGAGCCAATCACATTCCCTGACGGGACCATGATGGTGAAGGCCGGGGTCAACGTGTGCGGGATTAATTATGAGATGCAATTGCCGTGCATGGATCATCGCAACAAGGCAGTCAGCAACCCGGACGCCCGGCTTATCTCGGACAACCAAATGCGGGCACTCGTAAAAGCGATTGCCATGACAGGATGTGGTATCGGATTGTACTTGGGAGACCTCAAGCACGTGGTAGCTGAGTCTAGCTTCAGCAAGGCGGAGCAACTGATCGCCGCGCAGGACGCTAGTGGCTTCCATGAGTTCGTTCACTTGCAACTCAATGAGACGGAGCGCGTTGACATTTTCAATGATGCGCCCGCCGGTCGCAAAACTTCTTTTAAAGCAGAATGGAGGAGCCTCTTAGGACTGGCTAACACCTTCTTGGATGAGGTCGCGGCAAGCATCTCTGATGCAACCGCTTCTGAGGATCAGTCTCTGCTCAACGAGACTGTGAATGAGTTGTCCTCTTATGAGAGGAAAGCAGTATGGGGTCGCCTTAACGACAGAGAGCAACAATTTCTTAAACAGGCAAGGAGTGCCGCGTAATGAAGCAATTTAAAAAGGTAGTAGCTACGGTAGGAAAATATACTGACGCGAATGGTCAGGAAAAGAATCGGTACGTGACAGTCGGTCGAGCGTTCATACGCGAAGACAAAAGCGTGTCGATCAAGGTGGACTCGATGCCAGTAGGCCCAGAGTTTAGCGGGTGGCTCAACCTGTATGACCTCGATGAGGATCGTCAGGGTCAGGCACCAGCACGGGCACCAGCGCCTGCACCAGCGGCAGTTGACGACGACCTTCCGTTCTAATGTCTGACGTTGCCGCAGTAGTATTGGGGATTGCTTTGCAGTCCCCGGTATTACCTTTCACGCTTTGCTTCAATGACAGTTGTGTCGATTACCAATGTGACACACCACCATCGGTATCTCTCTGTGGAGAGATTGCGAGAGTACACACACCGTGCCTACCGCTAAACCTAGTGTGCAAAGACCAAGGTTACGCAGAGACATGCACGGTCAACGGGATCACGGTCACGCAGATGCCAAACAAGCAGGGCGTCATACTCGGAGCCAACGGGACGACAGGCAATTGCATCGACATTGCCCAGACCGGGGACAAGCACGAGATCAAACTAGAGACAGGAACTTAACATGAAAACAAAGGAGGATTTATGAAAAGCCAGCGCGTGTGGCGACCGCTTAACACCGTAGGATTGATTTTGGTCGGTGCAGTAGTCAGTTTTGTCTGCATCTACAGCATAATGGACCTAAGTCGCGTCTGTAGTGCCTTGTGAGAGCCTGAGAGCCGCTGTGAGAGACGATAGGGGTAACCCGCACGTCTACTATAGGTACAGCGAATCGGCCTCTAAAGGCGCATAGAGCGCCCCCAGACCTCCCCCGAAATCACCGTGTATACAGCTTGGACGCCAGTATTTGCGTGTGCCACAAGGACGTGGCCGTGAGAGTAGGGGGATTATTTACATTCCGAGGAGGTTCTTAATGATCTTGTCCTCGACGGGGATGAATCCCTGAGACTTACCCTTCCCATCAGGCTTCGATCGAGCAACAGTATTGTACGCCCTTGCAGGGGGTATCAACTGGCCGTTCGACTCCTTCATCTTCAGGATGTCAGTGTAGTAGCGATCCATCAGCGTCTCTGGTGAGACCGGCTCCGCTAGGCGTCCAAACAGCCCACCGGGCTTGGCAGGAATGCCTCCGTTATACGTGTTATGACGCACCCCTCTCGTGGCACCTTCTGCCGCAGTATCCAACTCCACAATCATTTGACCCATCGACCTGATCGGATCGTTCCGTAGGTTCGGATCTATCGTCGCCCGCAGGATGTCAGGACCAAATATACCTGACGGTCTCGCAGTCTCCGCGCTCATGAAAGGGCACCAGCAGATCCTTGCGATTGTCTGCCGAAGTACTGGACAGCCACTTAGAGAAGTCTGGCGAGTTCAGGCCGGGGAACCCCTCCATCGTCTCACCAACCGCCGACACAGCATCGAACAGCTTCGGGTCGAAGTCAGACCCCAGAGTCCTTGAGAGTTCTCCAGCGAGCGTCATAGGCATCGTGCTGAAGTCAGGAGATCGGTCACCCATCCTCCCGTAAACCCCCAGCACGCGCTTGTTCGGGTTCTTCTTCTGAACCATGCGAGCCTTGTTGACCACGTCGTTGGCTGTGTTGTACATACTAGCCCACGCCAGATCGTCCGCGTTCTGTGCGGCAAATCCCACACCCCCATCGAAATCCACAGCGTTGTCCAGCTTGATGCCCATGTAGTCCGTCAGTTCGCCCACCGGAGACGGGTCGCCGCTGATCGGCATCATCACCGAGTCGGCGAGTTCGTCTGGATGAATGACCGGGTAGGTGCTCTGATCGACCCACTCATCCATCACGTTCTCGAAGTTACCCTCCCGCATTGCCTCTCGAACTTTCTTACCGTATGGGTTGTCCTCGACCTTCTTTATCGCGTTGGGCTTTAGCTGTGCGCCGCCCAGTGTGCTGTGGGCGACATCCTCCATGCTCTCCACGCTCTTGCCACCATACTTCTTTGCCGCCGGGGCGAGTATCGACCACTTCGCTAGGTCACCTATGACGGGGAATGCCTCACCGGCAAGCGTCAGACCGCCCTCAAGCGCGGCCATTCCATAGTTACCTTCGTTGATGTGCTGGCGTGTGTTGTCTACCCCGATAGCACCACCGACCCCCGGAAGGAACTCCGGGATCATCGACAGTATCGGTGCCGCAGTGCTGGCGGTATCCTCCTCAAACCCTGCCGCCATCAATCCCTTCTTCAGCCCGGCTTGGATAGTCTCGGATATATTCTCATCCTGAAGCACAGGGTGCCGTTCTATTCGCCAGTTTCGCTCTCGCTAACATTATAAGAAGTCCATCAGTGCGCCCAGACGCGTCGTAGCGTTCGGGTCTTCGGTTCGTCGGTTAGTAGTCTCAAGGTAGTTAACGATCCCGTCAGGGAAGAGTAAACTCATGGGACTGCCTTTGAGGTCTCTCTGTAGGTTGCGTGCGCCCTGCGTGAACTCGGCTAGGCCGTCACTCCGTGGGGCGCTGATCATTCCCGAGTCCTTGATGTGGGGTGCCGCCAGACTCGCCGCCGCCGCGCCTATACCGGCAACGGGTAACAGTGACATGGGGTCAGCCGCGCCCTTCTGGAATCCCTGAGCCTTGCGATCAGCGAAGCGAGTCTTCGCGTACTTGGTCAGGCCCGTCATCAGGCGCTTATCCTTGCCCACCTTCGCGTGCTTCGAGATGTCCATCAGCATCGGCTTCAGGCCGTTGAAGTAGGTCTCACCGTTCTTGCCGCCGTCCTGCTTCCGGGCAAACGTAGCCCAGTCGTTGTAGTTAACAAAGCCCTTATCGTGCATGATATTCTGTAGGTGCGTCTCAGGAGCGATGTCAGGCTCTCTGGAGACCTTTTTCTGCCATGCGCTTACCAGCCTATCCAGATCAATTCCTTTCGCCAGAGCGAGCGCAGGGCCAGCGTCAGCCTCATTTGACTGCCCGGCGGCTAGGAGGCCAGCGACACCAGCAGTGCCTGCGGCACCGCCCATGATGTTTGGGCCGTTGTAATCAGGATCGAATGCGGCCTTGTCTGCGTGACGGATCTTAACGCCGTCATAGGAGCCGAGGACATTGTAAACGTCAGATGGCTCACCATACCCGTTGTAATCATCCATCATGTCATTGAACTTCGTGCCCTGTAGCCCTTGCCCGCCAGCGCGATGGTTACCCAGCTTTACCGCGTTTGCTATCTCATCACTACCCATTGCCATGCCGTATCCGGGCACGTTCACATGCGGGTACGTGTACTCGTTCCCGTAAACGTCTACCTCAAACAGGTTGTCGGCGTTAGTCCTTAGTGGCGTGACCGCGCCCTTCCTCTTAACGTAGTCTCCGCTGGCCTCATCCCAGACATCACCACGATTGTCGGCATAGGTCTGAGCCGTCCTTGGCGAGTTAGACAGGAACATATCCTCATCGCTTCTTGGCGGCGTGTTAGCAGAATGACCTCGGTACAACTGGTCCGGGGTCATCTGCTCCTCTCTCCTAGCCACCCTGCTGGCTTCATCCATCGGCAGATCGCCGTCAAATATTTTCTTGGCGACCGACTCTGGGTATCCTTCCTCAACCAATTGCTTGACTGACTTAACAACATTCCCAAACAAACCCATTACAATCCCTCCAGCAACGACTGACCGTCGAGCGACTTCTTAACCTTCACATGGTCGCGAGCCTGCTTGTACACGTGGCCGACGATTGCGTTCTTCGGGTTAGCAATACCAGCGTTAGCCGTCAGGAAGTTCCAGATAGCGGAACTGGTATTCGAGTGGTTGATGGTTCCGGGTGGCCCCGTCGCGATAGCGTCAGACACCTCGACCATATCCCTCAGATCCTGAGCCATCTTTTTGCCGAGCATTGCCTCCAGCTTACCGGACCTATCGAACCTCTGCACCGTGGTCTTGAACTGTGCTGGCGATAGAACCGGCTGACGCGTGGAATCAGTCTGAGTACCAAAAGCCTTCTCCCTGATCTGCTGTAGGAAGCTGTGCTGGATACCAGCCCACTCACGAGTGCCCTCGGGGGTCTTCTTCATCGTGGCCTCTAGCTGTTTGATCTCCTGCACGCTAGAGCCTGCGACCTTAGACGCAACCTTCTCATCAGGAATCTTGTCGGTATTCATGCCGCGCTTATTGCCGTTAATGTCACTGGCCAACGGAGAGTTATCGAACTCATCGTAGTACTCACGAGCCACACGTCGAGCCTGACTGTACATAGGCCCGGCATCAGTGTTATCGAGTGCCTCATCGATGACGTTGATTAGCTGACGCCTCTGGTACATCTCTGAGGGGTCACGAGGATCGTATCCCCTGTTAGCCGCCTGCCGTAGCTTCACGAGGTTATCCACCGTTGTCGGCTTCATCCTACCCTGCTCATCAATAATATTGAGACGACGGGCTTCCTCGATCATCGCTTTGTTCTTCGGAACGAAACCTGAGTCATGCCACAGGCGTTGCATCTCATCGCCCATGCCCATCGGGTTAACCATCGCGCTTGTCTCACCAGGCCTCCTGAGCACGCTTGTACGCTTCGTCCTTCGCCTTCTTACGCTGTCCTCTGTACTGCTGAACCGCTCCGCGAATAGACGCGCCCTGAGAAACGTCGTCGTATGCTCCGCCATAATTAAGCTGTTCATCCAGCGCATCGAAGTTCTGGTGCATTACAGTCTGCTGATTTGTCATCCGCTCCTGAATTGGTTGCCCAACTCCGTTACGCTTCGCGATCTCTCGCTCAAACTGAACCTGATCGTTCTGCCGGGTAAGCTGACCACGTGTTAGCTGTGAGTCGCCCTCGAACGGAACTGGTAGGTTCTGCGCTGTCGTTTGTATCTGCTGTGCCTGACTAGCCTCAGCCGCACCGACACTCTTGTCGTTCGCCTCTGGCTTGCCAAAGTTTCTCTCAATGGCACGAGCCGGGACCGTGACCGGGGACGCAACTGCTCTCCCTGTCGCCCTAGCGCCGTTAGCGATTGCCGCACCAGTCTCCCTAGTGGCATCCACAACGTCTGACCCGGTGGCCCTGAGAGCCTGCCTGCTGATCATGCCGGGGATTGCCGCAGTAGGCTGAGTAGGAATCATGGCGGCGAGTGGCCCTAACTGATCGGCTCTGGCCAAAGGCTCAAGAGCCTCGCCCACATCACTCAGGACTGCCTGACCCTCGGGGGTGTAAGTATCGCGTGAGAAGTCATCAGTCACCTGATCCATAGTCCCACGTATCTGATTCACGCCCTCCTGAGTGCCATAGGTGCCATCCCTGACGGCCCCGACCAAACCCTTACCGAATCCGTAAGTGGCTCCGGCGATCTGTCCTCCGACGCCAGACAGCATCGCTCCGGCGGCATCTAAGTATCCGTCAAAGGTCTTCTCTATCTCTGTCTTCTGTCTAGGCTCCACAGTCGGGCCATCCATAGCCTCAAGCTGAGACGCGGCGAGGTCGTTACCTTCGGACTGACGACGGGCATCAGCCGCGATGACAGCCTGTATGGCTTCCTCACGCGTGTCGGCAGTCTTGCTATAGACGGTGCCGTTCTTCCTAATCTGAAAAGTGGGCATTCCCTGCCTCCCTATTGGCCTTGCTGTACTTGATCAAGGTCGATGATTGTGGATTGCATATCACTGGACCCAACTGACTGGCGCGGAATGTCTCCTTGTCCCTGTTGTTGCAGGATAGGATTATCTGGCCAGTAACGCTCTAGCATTCCCTGCTGGATCTGCATCGCCTTGATGTACTCTTTGTACAGGCGCGTGAACTCTCTCTGAGCCGCCTTGTTACCCATTCCCCTCTTCGCCGCCTGCGTTACTGCGGCACGCAACATCGCCGTCTCACCTTCTGTGATCTGGCCCTGACCCTTCAGCTTTCCACGTTCATCTACCGCCAGACTCTCGATCATCTGCTCGACGCCAGCTTTAGCGTCACGGTTACCCTGTGGCATGAAGTACTCATTGTCCCCACCGAAGCCGCCGTTGTCAGCGCCACTGCTACCCCAGTTCTGAGGATTCAGTCTGTTGCCGTCCCAGCTTCCGTAAAGGTCGGTAGTGTCCTCGTTGAGAACAAACTCACCCTTCTTCTCATCCCATCGGCCGAGACCGCTGATGATCTCACCAAAGCGTCGATAGAACTTCAGCTTCTCGGGTGCCTCCCTAACCATAGTCGCCTGCTCTTCATTGATGCCTGCGAGCACTGGGCCTAGAGTATTTGGGTCTTGTTGCTGTGGCTGACCGGGTTGACCGGGTTGACCGGGTTGACCGGGTTGCTGTTGTTGCTGTGTCTGTCCGGGTTGGCCGCCCTGCTGTTGCTGTAGGACTTGCTGTTGCTGTGCCTGTTGCTCCTCCTCGTGCCGTGCTAGAACCTCTTGCACCGTATTGACGGAGTAAGTAGAACCGTCTGCCGGGTTGGTGCGAGTCTCAGTAGGCTCCGCCGTGGCGGCGACCAAGTCACCGAAGATAGGCGAGTCGGTACTGATGCCCTTCGCATTCGCTATGGCCGTAGCCTCAGCTACTGCCGCAGGTGGTGGTACAGGTTTGTGAGGCTGACTGTGAAGCACGCTACCAGTGCCTGCGCCCAGTATTGAACTACCGGGAGATGCAGTTATCGGATTGGGATCAAACTTATCAACCCCGCCAGCCATTGCCGCCGCCGCCATTCGATCAGTGTGCGAAGAGTTGGGGTCGTTCAGGACATCAACATATTTCTGACGCATGGCCTGCTCTCTGGCGTGCTCAATCTCATCTTTGTACATGTCGAGATCGTTTGCGTAGCGAGCCTTACTGCCGATAGCCTCCGGGAACAAGAGAGGAGTCATCCCGGTGAAGCCGCCCAGAAGCATCTTGGCGAAAAACTTACCCTTGCCGTCTTTCTCCATAGCTTTCTCTGTCCAGTGCTGTGGCGCTTCTATGCCGAGCAGGTTGTCACTGACAGGGGCTTTCATTGCCATGCCCGGAGTAACTCCGACCGAGGCTGTCTTACGCTTCATCTCTTCTAGCTGTTCTTCAAAAAGGCTCATATTATCGCCCTCCTTGCCCACCGAGGTTCTGATCTCTCATGTGGTTATTGATGTTAAAGCCATAGGGACTCTGATTCTGATTAGCGTAGAAACGCGTCTTCATCTCCGGGGTCATGTTAGCCATCCACTGAGGTTCTTGTGGTTGCGCCATACCTTGTGCAGGTGCCGCTGGCGTATCCGCAGGGCCGTACTTAGCCTGCAAATCCTTAACGAAGCCGGGAGTCTCGAACTGCATAGGCTGACCGCCTATCGCCCTAGTAAAGTTTGCCAGCGCCGGGTTATCGGACATCATCTGCTGACCGTTCTCGATCAGCCCACCCAGCACGTCCCCGAGGGCACCCATCTGCTTACTAAACATACCGTTGAACAGCGCACTAGAATCCTTACCGGAGACTGGTGGTAGCTTCTTCATAGCCGAGTCCATGTTGCCACCCGCGCTACCGCCAGAACTGCCCTTACTGCTACTTCTTCCACCCATGATCTATCCCCTTATGCGAAACTGAAGCTAGGTGGCTGGACATTCCAGCTACTGGAACTACCGCTTCCAGATGACCCACCATAGTTATTGTTAAAGCCCTGACTGCCAGACTGGTTCATGCCGACGTTCATGCCGTTACTGAATCCCTGACTCGCAGAACTGCTTGAGCCGCCGCCAGAGGATTGTCCTAATACCGTAGGCCCGCCAATGATCTGGCCGTAAGCGCCTGTAGCATTCAGTCCTGCCATCGCTGGGTTGAACTGGTTCATCGCGCCCTGTTGCATGTTCTGAACATTGCCTACACCGAACTGCTGGTTTCTATCCATCATCCCGGCTAGGTTCATCTGGTTCTGCACGCCTTGGTTATGCGCTTGGAATCCTAGATTGTTCATGCCCTGCATCGTGGCCTTGTCTACGTTGTTAGCCATCGTGTTAGCGGAGTTGTGATACCCAGATGAGCCTGACATCCCAGACGCCGCCGCACGGGCATCAATCCCGCCGAGGTTCTGTTGCTTGATCTGCTGGGCGTCGTTCATCATGTCGCCCTTCAGGGCGTCCACATAACTGTTAGGGCCGACCTGACCCTGTAGCTGTTGGGCGTAGCCACCATTCATCTGGTTGCCGTAGCCGCCACTCGCCTGATCGTATGCGCCGGATACCTGATTCTGTACCTCGGGTTGCATACCGTTGATCGAGTCAATGGCCTGACCGTACTGGTCAGTAGCAGAGCCGTAGACGTTCTCTAGGGCCGGTTGCTGTGCGCCCCATACGTCCTGTGAACTCTGATTAAAGTTACTGCTACCTGATGTAGAGTTCTGACCCGACTGATTAATGCCGTAGTTAACCCCCACGCTAGAACTGGCGTTAACACCATTCCCAGCCTGCTGGCTATTACTCGTTTGCTTACTCTTACTCTTTCCGCCCATGAGTTAACTCCGTAGGTCTTTCCCAAAAATGATTTCTCTAATTTCCCACCCCACTTTGCTGACTGCGTATTCCACAGCGGGCATCTGGCATGAGCGTGTTTCGATTCGTGAGCAGTTAAGTTGCTTGGCTACCTTCTCGTAGAAGTCCGCGAACGTCACAGCGTTCGCTCCTCCCCGTTCCTTAGCCCATGAGAGCCACAGTAGGAACGTGGTGTCTCCGGTGAACTCATCTGTCTCAATGGTGACCACGTTGAAGAAGTTAGGATGCACCCACAGTTGGCTCTCGCCTGATAGTACACTGTGGTAAACGTCTTCCGGCCTAAAGGTGAGGTTAGTATCAAGATGCAGAATCTCTTCGATTGCTGGCTTGATCCAGTGCCACTCCTCTCTTATGTTCGCTACCCGTGGGTAGACAATTAATCCAGCGTCAACTTCTTCCATACGATCTCTCCTTGATCCTCAACGCATCCGTAAAATCCTTTTTCACGGACATAAACTATTGCTCCGATTTCCCGACGTAGCGGCATGTCGCCGATAACGGGTGCGATGAAACGCGACAGGTGCGAATCAATCCCGAAGAATTGACGGTCGAGGAACTCAGCGAGAACCTCATCCGTCTCCTCTGGTACTGGCTCTGCTCTATAAGTCATCGCGTTCCACTCGGTGACCACTCAACATCCACACCGCTGATGTTAAAGTTTCCGTTAGCCGGTCCCTCAGCACGCCACGAATGAAGTTCACCCGTAGACCGGACATCGATCTTGCGTTCCGTTGCAGGGCTGAAGTCTCTCTTATCGCCTGCCCACCGGGCACCGTCACCAGCGTAGTGGTGAGAGCCGATAGACATCTTGATCGGGGTCTTGCCCTCAACCTGCGGGTAGAGCCTCGTGATAGTGCTCACGTCCTCGTGGCCGACTATAGGCAAGTGCGTCCGCTCGATGAAGCACGTCAGACCTTCCTCTGTAGGGTTCTGCGTGTCGATGTTGTAGACGTTAGGCCCGGAGGATCCGATCATCACGCCATCGAACGGTTGCCTGTTAGCAGTCGCCCATGTAGTACGCTCGTTAGCCCATACGCCTTCCCACTGCTTCCCACTCATTAATAACTGTGGGCTGGTTGCCGTAGCAGGCGTGTGAGAACGTGCGCTCAGTGCTGAGGTCTCTCAGCGACCACGTGTCATCTCGGTAGTTGAAGACGTAAGCCATGTTAGGTTCGTCGTAGCCTTCCTCGGGTACGCAGAACCAGATCTCGCCCATCATTTGATTGTGTGCCGCGAACGACGTGTGACGCCTGTCCTCGTTCAACGTGCTAGCGAATCGCTTGCGTAGTCGATTGTGTAGCAGGCTCTGTGCTTGGTTACCGTCGAACACTAGGATGTCTTCGTTCGATATAAAGTAGTGGCGGCCCGATACCTCGACCAGTGCGTCCCGGCCGATCAGTCC